CAATTAGTTGTTTCGTTCTTATCCAGTTATGAACTGGCTACCTTGCTAATATCCTTCAAGCTATCTACTTCTAGGTATTTCTACCATCTTTGTAGATAGCTGTATAAACAACTAGCTAATCTTTGCTTGTTGTTTAAGTAGTATGTCAATTAACTTAGTAAGTTCTGACTGTACTTTCTTTGCTGTAAAGTCACCACTTCTTTGTTGCAATTCTTCAAATGCGTCTTTAACCTCAGACATATTACTTGTTGCACCACTGATGTAGTCTTTAGCGTAATCACATTTGCTATAGGCCTCATCAATTTCGTACTCTGCATCTGTTATCTGAGTATGCACATCATCAATTGCTGATTCTAAGTTGTCAAACAACTCTTCAAGAGTTGGATTCTTTTGTTCTGACATTTGTTTCCTTTCATCCTGCTACATAAGTAGCATTGAGTACTCGCTGTATAAACAAGTACTCTATGCTAGTTACTAACCATATGTTTTCTTTGAGCCATTAGGTAAACCATTATCAGTAGGCCTTGCTAAGCCACGATACTGTCCACCTTTTTTGCTTTTTAGTTTTCTTCGCCAGTGTCTATTCATATCTACCACTCATAATATCCATCAGGTATATCTGTTTCGCCCCACTCTTTACCATCTGCTGTGGTATGTGAGTGACCAAAGTTGTCTCTAACTTTGACTGGTGTTAACTCATCGTAGGATTCTACAACTCGCCAACCACACTCGTTTAACCTAACATTATACATATTGTCGCCACCACCTTTGGTGTAGTCATCTATCTTTTGTCGTGCTTCATCTTCTGAATCAGCCTCAATATAGACTTCACTTTCTTGGTGATACTTTAGATAATATAAATTACTCATAGTTTCCTTTCGTTATTGGTGTCTGCACACCATTGACAGCACTGATGAAAGGTACTAAACCAATGCTGTCTAGCTGTGCATACGCATACATACAAGGGGATTGCCTCTACTAGCGTTTACAAAAACTTGTAAGAATTTACAAAAAAAATACAGCCAGAAATTCCTAACCAGAATTTCTAATTATTTTATAAGTTCTAATCAGCTCTCTGTTTATACAAAGAGCTGTTTAGAAATTACCTAAAATTTCCTGAGCATATTGTTATGGTCTTACCCATACAACAAGGGCAATTAAATAAACCCTCTATCTCTTCACCATCTGAAAGAGTGTAATCAGTTTCGCCTAATCTATCGGCCAGTTGTTGATAAACAACAGCTGAAGACTGTCGGAATATGTTTCCATATCCTTGATTAATACTTCTATCAGTAGCACCCGAACACTCTTCAGCATTGAGACAAGCAATTTTAATTGATGTCTTAGCTGATTTAGGCTGTTCAACAATTGCAATATGAGGTACTAGGCCTAACTTTTTAACAACAGGCTTAGCCCATTTGTCAAACTCAGCCCCTCTTATTGTTGCTGTTGGTTTACCTTCAGCACCTAACAACTTAATTATTAAATTGCTAAATGGTGTTTTATGACCTGAGCCAATCGGTAGCACAGCGTGACAAACTTCGTGGGCTAACACCTGAAATATATCAAGTGTTTCCTCAAGATTGTTTGCTGTAAGTGTTGGCCTAATAAATAAATGGCGTGTGCCTGTCTTATCATAGTCTGATTCTTTCACATCCTCTGACTGATACTGACAAACACCGATAGCCGAATTTTTTAAGCCACTGGGCATATGTCCGAAACTTGCTTTGATTTCATTTTCTTTTTTTACAAAGTCATTGAAACCTTTTTGTTTGAGTTCCTTGAAGACTTCCTTAATAGAATCTTCCAACCACTCTTCACGAGTTCCTTTATATGTTTTTGTTTTACTCATTTTTATTACCTTTCTTTATTGGAACTAAGTTCCTCTTACTACTCGCTGTTTATACAAGTAGTAAAAGCAATTTAGAAAATTACATTTTAAGAGAGTGTTTCAATGTATATGGTACTTGACACCTTAAACACTGAAACTCTCTTAAATCATCTGTAAACAGGGCTTAGAGTACTTTTTTAATTACAGTCTTATAAAAAATTGTTAAAAACAATATATAAGCTGGAATCAAAATAAATAAATCTAAACTATTGATTATTGAATCGCCATTGAAATCAAACATTAATTATCTCAGCTTGAGCAATTTTGATTCCATTGATTAGGCCTGAAACATAAGCATATATTTCTTTCCCATTTTCTCTATAAGTCAAATCTCTTTCGCCACCTTGTGAGTTAACGATTCGAGCTAACTTATAACCATCATTGTTAGAATCTAAAACAAACCAGCCAATCTCTTTTAATAAATTAGCATTTGGAAATAATAAATAATTTAAATCACTTACTAATTCTTCTAATACGTTTTTAGTTATTCTCATTTTGTTTACCTTTTCTTTCTGATACTTTCTTTAGTATCTCTCAACAATCTAAAAATAAAATTGCTGAAAGATAATAATTAAATTACCTTGAAAGGTTTAAGTTTATAGTTCTATTCTCTTAGGGCTAAACATTGTTAATTGGCCGAGCCTTGAAACTCTGATGCTGAAATCTATGTCCCTGTATAAACAAGGAACAAAGTCCACCACTCTGAATCTGATAAGTACTGCCGAAACACGATTTTAATTAAGCTGTATTACTATTTAATTGAAACACTTAATAATTAACCTTTATCATTTCTTCTCTCAAGTTAGCAGACTTGACAAGTAAAGTAAACAACATTTGAAGAAATATATTCTAGCTGTATAAACAGAGACCTCTTAGGTTTGACAGGGTGAGTATGTTCTTAGCTTTCCTTTATTGATTGTATTTCTTTTGTTGTACTCAGTATGACTTAGTTAGTATGTTGATGTTATCATCTCACTTCTAAAGCAACGCACCCCATATCATTTTAAAAAACATACAGGGTATGTCAGACCTAGTACATTGTATAAACATTTTATTTTATTATATTTCAGTATCTGTATAAACAAAGAGGCAAAGCCTAGATATACTAGGTTAGTCATACATAGTACAATGCAAATGTCAATCTGCGTATGGGGGTCTATATTAAGTAGGCAGTCAGTAAATAAGAAGCATCTTAAGTATAAAAAAAGGTATTAATACTGTATTACTTAATAACTATTGTTTTAGCTGACATACTACATCTAGTAGGTGAGCTGTTACAGTAAGCTAAGTTCTTGTTAATCTGTTTTAAAGTGTTGTCACACTCTTTACATTTCTTCAATATTCTCTAATAATAATATTTTTTATTTCTTTTGGGCGTGAACAGGCATATATAGGGGTGGGCCGAATTGTTTATTTTCTTGTGACCTTGGGTAGCTTACTTGTCTTTCTAGTTGGTCAGGTCTCCCTGGTAAGCCTTTTGTGCTCCTGATGCCCACTTCACCTGTATCACATTACTGGTAAATCAATATTTGTTACTTGCAGAATACTATAGATTCCCTACAATGTAAAGTACTGGATAATTTCCCTGTTATCGTATGTACAATCAATATGCCCTAGTTTGTCTAGGGTATGCTCAGAAAAAAAATTTTTTTTGCCCCAACATAATTTAATATCTTTATTAAGGTTTAAAGTCTTAGAGAAAACTCTAAGTTGTATGAGGATACAATATATACAGGAACGGACACTCTGTATAAACAAAAGCCTACTTCTGCCCGAGGTAGGTTTTTTGTTATTTAAGGGGTTCTTGTAAATCTTTAGGAATCTGTCTTCCTTTGATTCTAGGATAAGTTTTTGTCTTGTGATTATTACAATATCTATACTTGTTATATTTAGATAT